ATCCTCGTTCCATTTGAAAATCAACAATCCGTCTGGTTCTAATACTCTCATGCATTCGTCAAATCCCTGTTTCAGGTATGCCGCCCAATCTCTTGGCAGTATACCGTACTTCTGGGACAGCCACGATCCTGTGCCAGCATGAAGCAAGTGCGGCGGGTCGAATACTACGACCTTGAAAGAATTATCCGGATATGGCATATTTCTGAAATCCATTTGTACATCCGGCTTGACCAGTAGTGTTCTGCCATCGCAAAGCGTTGTTTCTACCTCGCGGTTATCCGCGTAAATCACGTCTGGGTGCTGCCGGTCAAAATAAAACATTCGGCTGCCGCAACAAGCATCTAAAATCTTTTTCACTATTCACACCTCCCCGCCCACTGCTCTGCCATAGCTTTGCCGATGCCGGGAAAAGTTTTCGCTCTGTTTTTCTGTCGATCCTTGCCTCCTGCGTTAAACCAATTCCCAGCAATCTTAGTGCTTTCTCTATGTTCTTCTGGAATAATTTCAGTGGGTTGTAGTAATGGCAGATCCCCTTTGATCCATAGGCAGGTTTTCTTTTTATACGGATGTCCGAACTGCCATGGTTGTATTGCTTGTATGTATGGAGGCAGTTCATATACTCTACTCGGTATTGGGTTTTCTATAACAATTTTTGGACAATCCGCATTATATATAGCCATAAAAAACTCTTTCGCCTTCAAGCCTTTTGCAAGTCGTTCTTCATTTAGAATACCACCTGGATATAAAAACCTGGCCCCGGCGTTGCTTAAGTATGTACACGGCGGGTGAGCTATTATCATATTCCACCTGCGACATATCGCATGTACTTTGCCATCCATCGTGCCAAATGTACATCTGCCATCGAGTAGCGGGATGACATCCCCTTGTATGTGCCACTCCGGTGCCCCCCCACTACATGGCTCAAGGTCACACGAATATGCTTCATGGCCCAGCTTTCGCAGTTCAATAGTTACTACTTGACTTTCCTCGCAAGCTACTAATATTCTCATTTTTTCTTTGGGAGTAAAGAGTACTCTTTTCGCTGGCCAGCAAACCTCTTTTCCCCTTTTCTTTATTTGTTGATTTTTTATTTAACCGTCGTAGCAGCTACACGGAATATCATTTTCTTCGTAGTACTCGCAGAAAGATATCTGACTATCTTCCCAGTCCATGTAATTTTTCCATGCGTAACTCCTGCCCAGTCCTTTCACCGAAACAAGGTTTTCTTGCGCGTTTGCTTCGACTATTAGCGCACGTTCAAACAGTTCGGAATGTCGCTTTCTGAGTTGCTTAATCTCATTTTTTTTCATAGACGGGCAGAAAAAACAACTACTTTTACCTGGTAGTGGAAGCCCTTCTTCCTCAATGACTTTTATACAATCTTCGCGATACCAGCCCCAGTCAATTAATGCATAGACCTTTTTATATTTTTTATCTTGCAAGTCTATCGCAAAAGCATTTTCCTTCCGGCTTATTTCTCCTGCATCGTAACCTATGTACTTAAAAACTTTCTGACCTGACTTCCAAACATCCCGACAGCCCTCGTGGTTATTGCAATACTTATCCTGTGGCCCGACCTTATGTTTCAAACTGCACTTTTTCCAACCATATGCAATGCTGGGAAGTGATTTGCTTTTTAGACATTCCTGCTCCAGCGTAAAAATCTCGCCGTCCTTATCCACATTACGCACAATGGTTATTTCAGGCAATCCTTGCTCTTTGAGCCATTTATCGAATATACCTACATATCTGTATGTCTCTGGCATTTCTGCCCCGGTGTCTGCAAATAATATCAAATCAATTGGTATACTTTTTTGACGCATTCCAATTATCATAGCGGCACTGTTTGTACCACCTCCAAAAGATACTATATTCATTATCGCTCAAATCTCCTTTCGTTTTGTTATTCAATCAAATCTTAATTCACCCGAACATTTCAATTTGCCCGTCACACCCGTCGCACTGTCGCTGCTTCACTTCCTGCGGTTTATACACCTTGTCCAAATCAAATGCGTCCATCGGATTAAGGTCAAATAACTTACAGTGATTGACTGACTTCGCGCTTGCCTCGCTCATTGTTTGTTGTTTTTCATTGCAGTAGATACCGTTCCCCGTCACAAGGTAAGAACAGTACCGGCAGTATTGTCTCATTTCCGTACCTCCTGTCATTTTTCACCATACTTTTCGAATAGATAAAACATAATATTCTATACCCTGCTCTGCTCCCCACTCTTCCTTACCTGTTTTTATGGACAAGGAACAATCAGCTATGATATGAGGCGATTCTTTAGAATACCCATTACGGAACTTGATTGTGTGGTACCTTAGAGTCTCTTGCTTTCTAAGCAGTTCCTTAACATCTTCCGTTTCTTTCTTGTGAAAACCCAGCCAATTCATGAACCGGACATCATAGTACGGCTTTATTTCTCTGTATTCCTCTGTCTTTTCGCCAGAAAGAATCATGTCAAACCATTTCTTTTTAATTGTCAATGTCAGCATTCCCTGTCTCCTTTTCTTCTGGCGGTTGGTACGGCTCCGGCAGCGGCCGCCACGCTACAACAAAATCGCCTATCGCCGCAAATTCCTCCGCGTAAGTAGCAGCCTCAAACCATCCTTGCGGTACCTTCCAATCGTCAAGTTCCTTGCTGTATTCAAGATCGCTGTCAAGGCCGTCAAAATCATTCCAGCCGAAACGGCTGTTTTCCGACCAAATACTCCCATCTTCGTAAATGGCTCTACACGTAAGTCTTCGCGTGCCGTTTTCCAAGCGGCGTTCGATGCTAACCTCAACCTCTTTTTCATTTTCCGGCAGCCGCTCTGACACAGGAATCCATTTTTCTTTTGTCCGCCACTTGTCAAAAATATATTCGAAAATGTATTCGTGGAGTAGCCACCCCAACAACATCAGCAGATCAGCCTTCGTGGTTGCGTTATGTGTTGCTAAATTTAATTCATTGTTAATTATTTCTAATTTTTCGCTGTCTGGCATGTCGCGAAAAACTTGCTCGTTGTATTTCATTTTTTCCACCTCTCTGTATTCGATTAAGCGAACGGAAGTCTTTCCCATTCCGCTCCAACCATCTCACTAGCTATTGTCTCCCGCTCCCGGCGAGTAAGTTCCAAGTCCCCCTCAATCCTTAATATCTTTCTGAGTGGTAAATATGCCCCTGTGGCTTTAATTATTTCGTTTGTTCCTTTGCCTCCACACGCACACCTTATTTCTGTTGGATATGTAACAACAGTCCCACTTTTAATACCTTTTTGGGTTTCACATACTACGCTGTACCCACAAGCAATTTTCCCATGCACCAGATCGCAGTCAAACAAATATTGTTTTGGGCTATCTGCGTGCCTAACAAAACATACATACATCGTTCACGCCTCCAATTCTTGTAAAATATCCACATACGTTACCATCCTCACAGACCGTTCGCCCATGGCCTCGCTAACCAGAACGCCCCTGCCGCTGTCTAAAATCTTCGTGACATACATTTCCCTGCAAATCTCAATCGGTGCAAGGTTGGCGCTCTCACGGTCGGCCACTTCCATCACCACCGGTACCGTGTCACCGATATGGATGCAGGAGCGTAACCTCGCTATGTCAGCTTTGGTTATGGCTTCGTTCTCCATCCGCTCTTCCCGCTGTTTCCGGCTGTTCATGTGCTGTTCTGCGATTAATCCGCATCTTTCCAGATACCGGGCTACGGTTTCGTATCTTACGTTCAGATGACGGGCTATGGTATATATATCTTCGCCTTGTTTAAAAAGCTCTGTCATCTGTGGCACAAGGTCTAGTACTCTTTGCTCCGGATGTCCCATTATTTTTCCTCCTGTAATTTTGCGTTGTCTGTCTCTATGGACAAGCGTTCGGCGCATTGCCTTATTAACTCTGCCTGTTCGTTTCGCACCGCGCCGGGAAGTACGTTCTGTTGTTTTGTCAGATTTACCTGTCCCTTGTATGCCTCTCTAAAATTAGCACGCTCCACGCTGATGTTTTCACTCTGGCAGATATTTTGATAGCCCATTCGCTTCACAATCCCCCTGACGGCATCCGGTAGGCTCTCAAGGGCTTCCAGCTCACGCATGTAGCCATGTTTTCTTATCGCCATCAGCACCATGCCCCAGGCTTCATCCCATTCCGGCAGCCGTTCCGCGGTGATCGCTGTACTCTTTTCCCTGATCTCCGCAATCGTCGGAACAAACTTGTTTTGGCTGATCAATTGCGTTACTGCGTTTCTGCAAATTGCATAGTCAATGTCTTTCAACATGCCGTACCACAGATTCAGCGCGGATTCATCTGGCATGATGTTGCTTTTTCCGTAAGCGCTATGTAATGCGGATGCCACAGTTGCAAACTCCTCTCTATTCACTTTCTGCCCATCCTTTCAGCATTTGATTATAGCCACTGTCGGCTCTCCCTTGATTACGAGCCAGATAATAACCCTCTGACACCTTGGGGAAATTGTTAGGTTTTACAAACCAATCAAAGCTTATTGTCCAACCATTTTTGTTTTGGCCCAGCAGAAACGGACTGCCTTTGATCATTTCAACAGCTTCTAACACTTGATCAACTCCGTACTCCTTAATTCTGGCTTTCAGCATTTGATAACGTTTACTGGTGGTGGATAGCTTTTTTACCTCTGCGGCTCCGCACTGGTTCCACGCCTCAATGATTCGTTGGACGTCAGTCTGACAAGTGGTATCTCTGATACCATAATCTTCTTCTTCCCTTCTTTCTTTCTTCCCTTCTTCTACTTCTTTCTCTTCTTCTTCTACTTCTATTGTTGTTAACAGAATGTCAACAGAATGTGAAGTGAATGTGGTCTGCCCGTGGTCTGCCTGTGAAGTGTCTGTGGTCTGACTGTGGTTCTGTACGTTAACGTCTTGATAGAAATCATAATTTTTTATTGTAAATACGCTGTATTTTGAATGTGATGTGACTGTGATTTCGCCCGTTAATTTTAAGTTTTTTATGGTTCCTCTAGCCTCATTAATTGTTAGCCCTGTTTCTTCGGCAATTTTG